TTTGGAAATTCCTATAATAGTAATAATAATGTTGGAATGCAACTTCGTGTTTCAAATGATGGTACACAAGTTCAAGCCGTAACAATAAATAATCAAGGTAATGTTGGTATAGGTACAACAAGTCCTGTTAATAAATTGCATATAAGTGGATCTTCTACAAATTTACCACTTAAATTGGAAGGATTGACAAGTAACGCAACTGGTTACTTTTTAACAGTAGATAACACTACCGGCGTAGTACATAAATCAACAAGTGGCGCTAGTGGAACAAGTGGTGCTAGTGGAAGTAGTGGCAGTAGTGGTGCTAGTGGAACAAGCGGATCAAGTGGTACAAGCGGATCCAGTGGTGCTAGTGGAACAAGTGGAAGTAGTGGTACAAGTGGACAAACTGGATCAAGTGGTACAAGCGGATCAAGTGGTACAAGCGGATCAAGTGGTACAAGCGGATCCAGTGGTACAAGTGGACAAACTGGATCAAGTGGAAGTAGTGGTACAAGTGGACAAACTGGATCAAGTGGAAGTAGTGGTACAAGTGGACAAACTGGATCAAGTGGAAGTAGTGGTACAAGTGGATCCGGAGTTTCTGGTGGCACAAATAATATAGTTGCAAAGTTTAGTGGTGCTACAACACTCGCAACTTCTACTATAACGGACAATGGAACTACAGTTACAATTGCTGCAGCAAGTAGCATACAAGGTGTTAAGGAAACGTATGCAACTACTGCACCTACATCTAGTGTTGTTACTATAGACCTTAATACTACAACTGTTGCTTTGTTAACTCTTAATGCTAGTGTTACTAGTTTTACTATTAATAATTTAACCGCTGGAAAAGTTAATTCATTTACAATAGTAACAATACCAAACGGATCTGTATATACTATAACTTGGACATTTGGAGTCGTGGGTGTCAAATGGCCCGGTGGAACAGCACCAACATTAACTACAACAAACGGTAAATATGATGTATTTAGCTTTATATATGATGGTACAAACTGGTATGGTTTTATAGGCGGACAAAATTTCTAATACTTATGGCAACAATAGGATCGGGTAGATCATCATTAATAAGAAGTAAAACAGCTGCCGGATCGGCAGTAAATTATACTTTGGTAAGATATGAAGGCGCTACTACTACAAGCGGAACAGTTGGATCCAGTACCTGTATATATGAACTGTATTTATTTACAGATGGATTTGTAGAAATGAGATTAGGCAATTGGGCTAATTCTGGTGGATTTTCCGGTCATTATACTGCTGGAGGAACTGGTACATCTCTTTCTCCATCAGCTAATACTACATATGTTTGGAACGCAACAGGAACAACCACTACATTTTTAGCTGGTTATCAATATATAAACGGAGTCGCAACAGCCGCAGGATCAACAAACCCTTCTTTAGGGGCAAGCTCCGTGGGTAGTTGGCCTCCTACAAGTTGGACCAGTTTACAAAATGGGAGTGTGGATGATAATTTCGTTTCAGTAACAATAGCCCCAACAACATTTTTTGGTACATCCCGAACCACTGCATATATTGGTAGCAACGCTTATATTACATTTGGAGCTGGCAGCGCTCTTTATAGCGGTTTAAGTGCTACAGTTCCAGCTGTAGATAAATTCATGTTTAACGCGGCTGATAGAAGTTATCAAAGAGTTGCGTATTTAACTGCGGGTGGATCAAAATAATAAAATTATGAAAGTAGCAAAAATAATAAACAATTCAATTTATATACAAAGTATTTATACAATGTTTCCTAACGTTTCATTTCCTGACGTTGGTGTACCTGATGAATTTTTACAGACTCACAATTTATATAAAGTACTTGAATATATACCACATAATCCAGAAACACAAATCTTTAATTTATTAGATGTGCCAGTACTAAAAGATAATATAGTTTATACAGTTGAAGTTTTAGATAAAACAGCCGCGGAAATTAAATCAGATAAGCTAATAAAAGTCAGACTGTATCGCACTAATCTTTTAAACGAATCTGATAGTTACGTCACAATTGATAGATGGGAAGCTTATTCAGATGCGCAAAAAACTGCATGGAGACAATATAGACAGTCTTTAAGAGATATACCTCAAATCGCAGATGATTTAGATAATATTGTATGGCCTATTAAGCCAAATTAAAATTATAATTATTAATAGTCTTGACTTTATAATTTATATAAAGTATAAGCATAAGCAAGCGCTTGTTGAATTAAGTGGTTGTTAAATATTAATTAAATAATACTAAATTATTGATAGTTAAATTAAAGTTAAGCGCTTGATATGCTACTATTTATTATAAATGATTACTAATAAACATAAAATATATTTGGATATGGATGGAGTAATAAGTGATTGGGAATCACAGTTTAAGCGCTATAGTGGTGGAGTGCCTGTAGAAACTTATGATGTTGAGCATGGCAAAAAAAATAGATTTAAATTTGTTGATAAAAATTGTCCTGAATATTATTCTACAATGCCTTGGATGAAAGATGGTAAGTTGCTTTATAATTTTGTAAAAAATTTACCTGTAGAAATATTGAGTCATGCACCTAGTAAATTATCTTATATTGGTAAAAAGCAATGGTTAGCTAATAATAAGATTGATATTGAAGCTAATTTGGTACCGCATAGAAATTTAAAAGCAAAGTTTGCAAATGCTGATAGTATTTTAATAGATGATCGTGAAGATAATGTAAATGATTTTATAAATGCTGGTGGCAAAGCAATATTGCATAAAAATGCTATAGATACTATTAATCAACTAAAAGAAATGTTGGGTATTAAAGAAAAACATAGAATTTATAATAGTATTTTAAATCCTGAAATTTGGGCAACTAAAGATGAAATAAAGCCTGAAGTATTAAATAAACTATTAACTATAGCAAATACTTTCTACAAAGATACTGATTTGAATGTACCGCTTGAAAATGTATATTTTCTTGGTAGTACCGCCGGATATAATTGGTCACCCACCAGTGATATAGATTTACATTTGCTTGTAGACTTTTCTAAGATTGCTGATAATAAAGAAATTGTTAAGAATTATGTGGGTGGATTAAAAAGTAAATGGAATGATTCGCACGATATTCGAATTGGTAATCATCCGGTGGAAGTTTATATTCAAGATGTTAATGAAGTTAACCGAAGTCAAGCTGTATATAGTTTGACTAAAAATACTTGGGTAAAAAAGCCACAAATAGAAGACATACAGATTGATAAAGCTACTATTTCAAAGAAATATAAAGAATATGTAACATTTATTAATACGGCTGTAAAAGAACAAGATCTAGACAAATTGAAACGTTTGGTAAAGCGGTTATATGAAATGCGTGAAGCTGGATTGGATAAAAGTGGAGAATACAGCACAGAAAACTTAGTGTTCAAACTTTTGAGATCCAGTGGGTACGTTAATCAACTAAAAGACGCGATAAATAATATCACGGATAAAAATTTGAGTCATATTTAAAAAAAGTTAATTAAAATATAAATCGTTTTATATTTATAATCAATAACATAAGGTAAAAATATGGCAGAACTACTAAATCCATCAGAAATTTTTTCAACAGCTTTTGAACCAAAAGTAAAGAATCGTTTTATTCTTTACGTTGATGGTCTTCCATCATTCATTATTAAAAAGGTCAATCGTCCTAAGTTAACACAAGCTAAGAAAGAACTTGACCACATGAACATAAAAACTTACTACAAAGGTAAGAGTGTTTGGGATGATATCAGTATGGAACTTTATGATCCAATTGTACCATCTGGCGCTCAAGCAGTAATGGAGTGGGTTCGTTTGCATCACGAATCAGTTACTGGTCGTGATGGTTATCAAGATTTCTATAAAAAAGATCTTACTATTAACGTTCTTGGCCCCGTCGGCGATAAAGTGGAAGAATGGACACTAAAGGGTGCATTCATCACAAGCGCTGATTTCCAAGAAATGGATTGGAGCGATGATGGTGCCGCTCAAATGATTAGTTTAACAATATCAATCGATTACGCAATTCTTCAGTATTAAGATTTGGTAACCAAATTAAAAAGAACCCCACATTTATCTGTGGGGTTTTCTATTTATTAACATATGCAAATGGGCAAGAAAGTATTCGTCATTTATCCTGGTAGATTTCATCCTTTTCACACAGGTCACAAGGGTGTATATAACTATTTAAGCACCAAATTTGGTGGCAATGACGTATACATAACAACCACCGGAGTAGTTGAATTGCCAAAGTCACCTTTTTCATTTGATGAGAAAAAAGAAATGATGATGGCAACTGGTATACCATCCAATAAAATACTAAATGTCAAAAACAACTATAATCTGCAAAGTGTATCAAGTCAGATACCAATCAATGTAGAACGTGACAGTATTATTTTTGCGGTTAGTCAAAAAGATATGGCTGAAGATCCAAGATTCAAGAACTTTGTCAAAAAAGATGGATCTCCTTCGTATTTGCAGCCAATGCCAAAAAATGAAAGCAAATTGGAACCAGCAATTAAACACGGTTACTTAATTACAGTGCCAACAACAGATTTTACAGTATTAGGATTACCAGCAAGAAGTGCAAGTCAATTAAGATCTCAGTATTCAACACTAAAGCCCGAACAACAAAAAGCATTTATTGTGGATCTATTTGGTAGTTATAATCCCAAGATACATAAGATATTAAACAACAAATTGGGTAACACCAGTGGTAAATTGACAGAAAAGCAAAAGAAGCTATTAAAGAAATTGATTGTGGGTATCTTAAAAGAAGACGAAGATAAAATAAATTCTGCCAAAGAAAAACGAAATGCGGCTGAAGAGGATCTTCGACAAGCGGAACTTGAAGGCGCAGAAGAAGATTTAAAAAAAGCAAATGATAATTTATCATCGGCTACTACTCCAGAGGAAAAAGATGCCGCTGAGGCAAATGTAAAAATAAAGAAGGCTTTGGTGGATAGTAAAAAAATTGCGTTGCAATCAAAACAAGATTAAATATAATAATTAAAAAGTTATATAATGTTCTATATATTGTTACAAAGTTATGAGTGACGAAATTATTATTCAAAAATTAAAACAACAACATTCAGCTGCTCCCACACCTGTAGCTACAAGTTATCCATCTGAAACAATTGATTTGCCATCAAAGGGTTATTTTTATGATGAATCTAATCCATTGAGCAAAGGAACCATTGAATTAAAGATGATGACTGCTAGGGAAGAAGATATTCTGACCAATGAAAATTTCATCAAAAATGGTACCGTATTGGATAAGTTGATGGAAGGTCTAATTGTTACGCCCGGCGTAAGAACTCAAGACTTGTTAATGATTGATAAAAATTCTTTATTTATCGCTGCTAGACGATTGGCATATGGTGATAAATATGGACCAGTAAAGATTGAATGTAAAAAGTGTAATACCGAAAACAAAACTTATATTGATTTAAGCACATTAAATGAAAAAGAAACGGATTTTAGTAAGTTTCAAAAAGGTACCAACGAATTTGAATTTGAGTTTCCATTCAGCAAGAGACGGATCACGTTTAAACTGATTACGTCAGGTGATCAAGAAAGTATTGATCGTGATATTAAGGCTCTAACCAAGATTAAAAAACATTCTAGCACCGAAGTTACTACTAGACTTAAAAAACTGATCGTCAGTATTGATGGAAAGCCTGATATAGCGGCTATTAATAAGTTTGTTGATAATGAGCTACTATCAAAGGACAGTATGGCGTTGAGATCTTATGTTAAAACAATTGCGCCTGAATTGGATATGGGTTTTGACTTTGTATGTGAACACTGTGGTGAGGTGGAAAGGATGGATGTACCTATGACGGTACAGTTTTTTTGGCCTGAGTCCTGAATATAAGGTACAAGTTCACAGTCAAATATTTGAATTGAGTTACTTCTCGCAAGGAGCTGTAAATGTACAAATTGCGTATCAATTACCCGTGTTTTTGCGCAATTTTTATTATGCTCAATTAGCAAATATAAAGAACAAAGAAAGTGATAGTTACAAAGAACCCACTAAAAAGTCGGGTAAAGTAGACAGGCCTTTTTAGTGTAAAATGATATAGTTGTCATATTTATATATTATATGGCAGCACAACCATTTGATGAAAAGGCCGCAGCGGCCTCAAGAGAGTACTTAAAGAACTTAATTGATATAAACTCGGAAATCGGACAAACACTGGGCGATTTACGCAAAATAACTGTCGCTGAACAGAACAATGTGGATATAGCCAAATCTTTGGGGCAAGTATATAAAACACAACAAGATAAGCTTAATGAACAGTTAAAAGGAAAAAGTCTACAAGAACAAATATCATTGAAACTTCAAAATTCCGAATCGGAATTAGAGAAATTATCATCGGCACGTATCAGTAGCCACAAAACATCATTGAAGTTAGGTCAGGAATTATTTAAATTACATGCTGATCTGGTTAATTTGCAAGGTAGTAATGCTCTGAGCTCAGAGATTGAGGCTAAGATAAAATTAATTGAAGAAACAGAAACTCAGTTAAATTTAGAAAAGAAGTTATTAAGCAATAGTGGTTCTCAGTTAGAATCGTTAAAACTATATAATGATACATTAGGTGCGACTTTAAAGATTTCAAAGGCAATTGGTGCTATAATGAGTGAATTAAACATTCCAACATCTTTTAGTGGTCTGTTAAAACAAACATACGAAAGATTCAAAGAAATCGATAAAGCTGCAACCGAAGTTCGTCAAACATTTGCGTTATTTAGACAAGACGCCGAATATATAGAGACAAATATTAAAAATATAAGTACAGATCTTGCTAAATTTGGAGTTACGGCTAAAGATGTGGCATCAACATCAAAATCTATAGGATCCGTATTTAGTTCAATTGATATTGCAAATACATCATTGGTTAGTGATATAACACTGTTATCCAAACAAATGGGGATTACATCTGATAAAAGTGTTGGTTTTCTTAAAACTATTGGTGGAATTAGCGGTCAGAGTGCAGTTGCTAGTAAAAATATGTTGAGCCTAGCTGGTGCTTCAGCAAAAGCTTATGGTGTTGGATTAGATGATGTGATGAACGACGTTGCAACCGCATCCGACGCGTCTAGAATGTTTGCTGGTAAAAACGCAGATGAACTGGTTAGAGCTGCAGCTCAAGCTAGACAGATGGGTACTACTCTTGATAATATGGCAAATACCGCAAAAGGTTTGCTTGATTTTGAAAGTAGTATTCAATCGGAATTAAAAGCTAGTGCATTAATTGGTAAAAATATTAACTTCAATGAAGCTCGTAGATTGGCATTTAATAAGGATACTATTGGGGCAAATAAATTAATATTGGAACAAGCTAAGAAAATTAAGTTCAATCAGTTAAATCCAATTGCACAAGAGGCATTTGCAAAAGCAGCTGGTAAGAGTGTGAAAGAATTGCAGGATATGTTGGAGGCAGAAACTCGTATAAAAGACGCACTGAACTCACAGGATCCTGTTGTTAGAAAAATAGCACAAGAAAGATTAAAAGAACAAAATTTATTGAAAACTAATAGTAAATTAGCTCAACAAAAATTTGAACAAGATTTGAAAACTAAAGCGAACCAAGAAAGATTGGCTATAGTACAAAATAAAATAAATGATGCGTTACAAAAATTAATGTTGCCTGTTTTAGAACTCATTTCTAAAACGATGGATGGTATTGTATATATTTTTGAAAAGTTTAATCCTGAGGAATTAATAGGCCCTTTAATACGAATAAAATTGATGTTTACATCGGTTGGTACCGCGCTTCGTGAATCTTTATTGTTTCCACTTAGAGTTGCAAGTGGATATCTATCTAAGTTAGGAGATGTTGGGTGGATTAAAAATTTGTTATCGCCGATAACAATGTTGATAGAAAAAGTAAAAATTTTTATAGGAAACTTTCAGTATGCCAGATCGTTAGGCGCAAATTTTGCGCAGTCTTTTTTATCGGCTGGAAATGCGGTTGGTGGGATTTTTTCAAAAATAGGAAAACTTTTGGCCGGAATGCCAATTGATTTTGTAATATCCAAATTTAATATTTTTAAAACATTTGTATCATCAATATTTAATGCTTTAAAAACACTCGTTTCATCAATATTTTCACCTATTACAAACGCAATTAAACCGATAATAGGTGCGTTTAAATCTGTTGGAGAAGGATCTAAATTTTTAAAACCTTTACTAGGCTTTTTAAAAATCGGAAAACTTGGTTTAACAGCTGTTCCTATTTTGGGTGAAATAATAATGGCTATAGAATTTATATATAATGCGTGGAAAAGAATTAGTGTAATATTTAATGATCCAAATTTAAACATTGGACAAAAAATATTTGCATCTGTTGTTGGGCTTTATGGTGCTTTGTATGATACATTAATACAACCATTTATTGATATTGGCGAATGGATTATAAAAGCCGTTTGGGGAGAAGATATTTTGAAAGGTATAAAGGCAACAGTAAATGATATATATACTATACTCAAATCTCCATTTGAAAAGGCATATAATTGGATAATGGATCTATTGGGCGGTAAATCTCCATCAAAAATTGGTTTAGCAATCGTCGATGGTATAGAATCTGTAGTAGATATGTTATTTGATGTACTTACATATCCATTTGAAAAAGCATCTAAAATTATACCTGGTATTATTAATATTTTAAAAATAATATTTGTTGACGCTTTTAAATCAGTTGTAGATATAATATTTGATTTGATTACGTATCCGTTTAAAAAAGCCGCTCAAATTATACCAGAGATTATTAATATTTTAAAAACAACATTTGTTGAGGCTTTTAAATCGGTGGTGGATATAATGTTTGATTTGATTGCAGAGCCATTTAGAAAAGCATTTCAACTAATAAAGTCTGCTGTGGCCGAAGTTGGATCTGTTCTAAAAGATACATTCAGTGGGGCTTTTACATTTATTATTAATGCACTTGAAAAAGTGTTGGAGAAGTTAAAGGGTGTGGGTGGATTTATAACTGACTTAGTAGGAAAAGGATTTAGTTTTGTTGGCAAAATACTTGGTGTTACTGATGAACCTACTAATGAACCTACTGGTAAATCTGCGAAAGTTGATGAAAAATATAAAGGACAAGGTTTACAAACCGATTCTATTATTAATGCAATTGTAAGTTCCAACAAAGCGGTGGTTGAAAAACTAGATAAACTAACATCGATGATGGCATCTGGTCAAATTGCTGTATATATAGATGGACAACGTGCAAATCAACTATTGGCAACAAGTAATTCAAAATTTGGTTCATTTGGTCAAGCAACAACCAATTAATCTAATATTTATAATTAATGGCAAATAGTAATACATATTATGGCGCAATAGGCAATGATGGTGTGCAGGTTACCACACTTTCTAATATACAAGGTGCTGGTTTATCTTTACCGTTAAATACTGAACAGTATATAAATCTAAGATCGCCTGGTAAATTAGAAACGTTATTTAACACTAAAAATAACAGCGATGTATTATATAGCAAAAATAAACCAATTGATTTATACGCTAAAGGATTAATTAGTAGTGAATTGGCACCCCCATTCTACGCAAATCCAAATCAAGGTCAGCGTCAAAAGATAAACGCTAGTAGATCGTTTCCTATACAATCCGCCTTAAGAGATGGTACTCGTATCAGAAGATTTTTGGGATCCGGTAAAGGCAGTGCCTTTTTAACAAAACAAATACTACTACAGGGATTTGCTCCGTTTGATGAAACAAAGATATATAATCCAGCAAGTCCTCTTTTAGCCGCAGTTAGATTATCAACATTTGGTGCTATAGAAAGGCCAACCAGATTTATAGATAGCAGTAACCTTGTGGGTGGTTTAATGGGAGCCGCTGGTCTTGGTGGTATTACCAAAGCTATAGGTGGGTTGTTTGGTGCTACTGAAGGAAGTCCGTCTCCACCACGTAGCAGTGTGGCTAGTGCTGCTAGTCAACCTAAAGATGGATTGGGTGGATTTTTCAATTTTACGGGATTACTTGGTGGTGGTGACAAAACCAATCAAGTAATGCCTATTACAGGTCGTGATGGTGTTAAAGGATTACTAAGAGGTAACACGGCTACCTCTGCTTATAACAACAAACGATACAAGAGTTTGATGAGTAATTCTGCTGGTAAAGGTGGATTTTTTGGTAATCTATTAAAAGCAGCTGGATCATTTTTAAAGAACAATACGATTCTAGGTGGATTGTTGCCACCTACTCAACCAATAGCAGGATTAAATTATAGAGCGGACGAAGATACATATGATCTGATGTTGAATACTAATAGATGGAGTAATTTCATTACACAGGACAGTGGTGATCTTGGTAGCAAAAAGAGTCAAAATCTAAATACTAGTATAAATCAAGGTAATACACAATTGTTTTCAGGTACGCAACCAGTAACAAAAGGTGGTTTTATTGGCGCATTATTGAAAGGTGTTGGATTTCAATATATAGCACCGGGTAACGGTAGTAGCGGTGGTACAAGTGGAATGAGATTTTTTGCTACACCGTTGACAAACATCGTTTCTAAAAGACTGAGATTATATGTTCAGAGTAATAAAAATTTAAGAACCAATAGTTTTCTATCAGTTACATATTCGACTACTCCTGGCGTTGGTAAATTAACCGATTCATATACACTTAGTAACGTTGAAATTAAGAATGTGGATGGGGCTAGTACAAATCGTTACGGTGACTTAGTTAAAATAGATGGCGATGTAGAATATAGCGATCAATTATTAAATTATAAGCTATATACGGATCCACAGTTATCTGTAAACTATCAACGTACACTTTCAGATAAAACAGATAAAACAGTACAATATCTTCAAGATTTAAACGTTACTTTAAAAAATAAAATCGCTGGATCAGATAATCAAAAATATGATTATTTTCCAGCATTTGGAAAAATACAACAAAATGTTACTAATGATGTGGGTTTTAATTATTTGGCAAAAGTAAAATCGGACAGAACGAACCCCGAAGGATCTGATAGTGCAAATCAGTATACATACACAGGAAGAATAAGATCAAATCCGGATCCAGAAAAATTCCCAACTTTATTAGGGAAAAAAGAGGGTAAGGATAGGTTTATAAGACCCACCAATAATGTTGATTATGTTAATAGTCTGGGCGTGTTAAATGCTGATGAATTTGCTGAGAAATATAACGATCAATTCAATGGATTGGGCCCTGATTTGGTTAAGTTTTATTTCTATGATATTGTGAACAACATATTTATACCGTTTAGTGCTACGGTAAAAGGATTACAAGAAAATAATGCAGCAACTTGGGAGCCAATTGAATATCTTGGCAGACCTGACAAGTTATACTATTACAAAGGATTTACAAGAGATGTTAGTTTCAACTTCAAAGTAGTTGCACATTCTGTTAAAGAATTATTGCCTATGTGGCAACGTGTAAATTATTTAGTGGGTTTAACTAGACCTTCTAATTATACATCTACTATTAATGGTGGATTTATGATACCGCCTATGGTACAATTTACACTTGGTGACTTTTATAAGAATCATTGCGTTGTATTAAATTCTTGCAACGTATCTATACCAGAAGATGCATCTTGGGAATTGATCAATGAAAGTACTGTGAAAAATCAAGACTGGAGTTATAATTTGGGAAATATATTTACTAATGGTAAAACCAGTATGAAAGGTAAAGTAGCTCAGTTTCCAAGAGAAGCTGAAATTAGTATCACAATGGCTATAATGGAAAAAGACAGACCAAAAACAGGAAGAGCTATCTGGGGCAATGCTACTGTTCCAACTATTACCCAGTCGGATATTGGAGAAACTGCTACGGTATCTACATTTGGCACAACTGATCTTTATGGCGGTAAAGATTATAATGATGCGGCTAACAATGATTTTTCAACGAATATGCGATATGATGTCGATATACAAGGAAATGAATGAGATATCAATTTACACCAACAGAAAAAAGATACGATGGTAAAATGGTATTTAAGACCACATATTATCCAAATATACCTGAGTCTGACGATGATCTGTATATTACAGCGTCCAATGAAGATTATTTAGATGCTTTAGCTAAAAAATACTATGGGGACGAAATGTATTGGTGGATAATTGCATTGGCTAATAATATAGCAGATGGTAAATTGTCTGTTAATGCAGATAAACAATTACGAATACCAGGCAACTTACCAAATATATTGCAGAATCTTAAACAGATTAATAGTTAAGTTATATGGCATACGAGGAAGAAATCGCAGAAGAACCTAGATGGTGGGAAGTACAAAATATTCCTGTTGCGTTGATTCGTGAGTTACGACGTAGAAAAAACTCAAATAACGTTGGTTTTAACTATCCAAGTTCAGGAGACCCAAGTGGTGTAGTTTATGATTTTTTCAACAAACACGATCAATACAAAGGGCCAATGACTCCGTGGATACGTGTATTTTCAAATGGCACAGGTATAGCAGGAAATGGATTGGTGCCACGTAGCACGATATTAAATAAAAATGATAAAGAAAAGGCGTATGATGGATTTTTATTTATGCCTGGTAATGGTTTTTATGAAGCATACGGATTCAAACAAGAGGGAAATATATTAAAACAAGACAAGGCTATCATTGGATACGAAGCTAATGGGTCGCCACATTATATAGACTCTAAATATAGATCTCAATTTTCTTATAAGTGGCCAAGTACTTTTAACAAAAATGGCAAGATTATAGAAAGCGTACAGAAATCTGAAGTGTCTTCTGTGTTACCACCACCTAATTTAGATAGCATAGAAATAAAAACTAGCAAAGATATGTTAGCTTTTGCTACGATAAAATTCAAATGTTATGGATTGGCTCAATTGGAATATTTAGCACCATTCTTTTTAACACCCAGAATAAATGTATTCGTGGAAATTGGATGGAACTTATTTAATATCAATTCGTTGATTGAATTGAGTAATGCAAACGAGTGTTGGTCTATTATACAGAGTCCACAAAAAGTAATGGATAGATGGTACCAGTCGTATGGAAATTATGGATGTATAACAGGTATTATTACAAAATATAACTTTGCTACTCAAGATGGTACGATATATGATTGTAGTGTTGAATTAACTTCTCGACAAGCATTATTCGCTGGTATGCCAGCCGAAAATAATGTAAGCACCACTGTAGAAACAAAGACAGATGCAAATGGAAAAAAGATTCCAACCGAAACCAAAGAGTATGCTGGTTTGAAAACATTCTTAAAAACCGCATTGCCTAAGTTAAAACAAGTCGTTGTTGATAGAAAAAACTTTATGGATTATATCGCAACAAACGGTATATCCAATTCAGACGATTATGATAATTCAATAAATCAACATTTTATAAAACAACAATCTTTTTACGATGGTAAAGTTGAAAATAGAATCTTTATAGGTAGAACTGATGCGACCAATGTATATAAAAAACCATCAATTCCAGTTGAGAACGACAACATATCGTATAAGTCTGTTACAATCGGCGATGTAAATTATAAAGCTGTATCGTACAAAGATGATCGTTGTGATTTTGATACTAAGGGTGATGATGAAGTTTGGATGCAATTGGATTTTCTTTTTGAACTTGCTAACAGATTCTGTTCAGTTGTGTCAAACAAAACATTTACTATTAACGTCGATAAGATAATTAACGCACATCCAAATTTGATAAGTTGTGATCACCACGTATTAATACCGAACGGCATTGCTCCAAAATTTAACATTGGTAAAAAGTTACCGGATGAAAGTTATTTGAATACAATAAAAAATAATAAACTTGATCCAACAGCGCAGAGTCGAGTAGAAACAGAAATAAAATCGGGTGGTTATTTAAAAAACGGAGATGTAAATCAAAATAACTTTTTAAAATCTAAATACGACGTAGAAATAACCAATGTAAATGATGAATTATATAGAGCCGCTAAAAAAGTTGAAACAGTGTTTAAAACAGCGGGTGCTTATAGAGATAATTTAGATACCGTTATAAACAGATTGTATTATGACATTGGAGGATTGAGTGAAGATAATCCATCTGATAATATATCATTTCCTTTTATTTATGACAAAGAAGCTGAATTGAGTGGGGATGAACTGGTATTAACAGATCCAACAAAACAAAGATCAACTTCAATCAAAAGAATATACAAGAAATTTAGATATGGCAATCTAAAAAATATTTATATAAGTAAAACTAAAGTACTTGAAATTGCGGAAAATAAAGAAATTCAAACTTGGCAACAATTTGCAAATGCGGTATTAAACGTTATTAATGAAGCTTCAAATGGATTTTGGAAATTTCAAATATCACAAGATGATTTGGGTGGATTATCAATATTAGATAACAATTATATTGATTTGGGTGATAAAGCTCCCAGTTTGAAAAAAGTATACGTATTTGATGCTGGTGGTACCGAATCGTGTATAAAGAATATTAGTTTTGATACATCGTTAACAAGTGAACAAGCTACATTGACACTATTTCAAGCTGGTATAAATAAACCAGATGATTCTGATACATCTATGAGTGCAAAGAACTCAAGTGTGCCAGCAACTAGCTTCATAGATAGATTGGATGCTTTTAATAAGGAAGAAACGGGTACAGGTGAGAGCAATACTGTACCTTCACAAGACGAAATTACAGTGGATCAAAATCCATTGATTTCCACAATACAAACCTACGGAAACATAGATAAAGTATTAACGATTACTAGTGCATATATAGCTCCAGACGAAAATGCAAATGATGCTTCAAAGAACTACAAACAATTAAACTTGTCACCTGATTTGAAAGATAAGTTGGGTCAAATTATAGATGATCAAGATATAGAAAATAACCTGTCGTTGTATAGTGGTATATCTCCAAACTTTTCACTGACTGTAACGTTTGATGGTATATTTGGATTTAGAATGTTTCAACACTTTGGTATTTCTAATTTTCCAAAACCATATATTCCTGAAAATGTTATATTTATGATAACAGATGTTACACATTATGTAACCGCTGGAAATGGTAAATGGGAAACTGTTGTGGGCTGTTTAGCTAGATGCGTAGCAGATCAAAATATTGAATTAGTGCCTGTATGACAATAAAAGATACGGATATTATAACCAAGACAAAATTAAATTTGGGTAATTTTAATATTAATCTACCAAATACATTTTTGCCAATGCCGACTGATAAAGACTACAAAGTTGGATACATAGAACGATATGTAGTTTCTAAAATAAACTACAATGAGATAACTGAAGTTTCATCCGATGTATATGGTAAAATGGATAGTAACTTTTTTAAAAAGGCAAAGTTCAAATGGAAGATTACAGGTGTATTAAACAGCAAATATGACGGTAAAATGTTATTGGAACAGGGAGTGATAGAATTCAATAAAAAGCAAGTGGAACAGATAAGCACCATAATTAGAGGTGCTAATGATGTTTTTTCAAATATTACTCAGTTTTACAAACAATAAAATTGACTTTCCATATTGTTGTTGTAAAATTAAGTTGTGGAGTATTCATCTAAAATTTATTTAAAATTAATTACAAAACACGATAATTATCATAACGCTTGTAATGATATTATTGCTGCTTTCATCTTTAATTTTAAAGATGGTACTAAACAATATTTAAATTTTGAACATAACGATTTACCTATAGATTGTACATTTAAAGAGTTTAAATCTGAGATTGAATCGCAAAATTTAATCGTGTATGTCAATAATAAAAAGACATACAAGTACTGGTTAAATTGCAATTTGATAGATGTTAATTTGTTTGGATTCATCGACAGCAATGAAATATTAGATGAAGTAGAGTGTTTGACTGAGAACTTTCTGAAATACAATTATCGTAATATCAATAACTTTAATTTGATATTACCATATGTTATACATCAACGAATATTTGACGTTGAGATAAAGCAAATTGAGACGTTGGGCGATAAAGACATAGATAATTATTGTTTTAAGTTTTTTAATAACGTTATATCTGACACTTTGTTTGAGGTGGAAAAAAATGGATTAAAAGTTGATACAGACGTATTTTCAAAATACTTTAAAAGTAAAACATATAACAAATTCATATACACAAACTACAATATCTACAATCCTACTGGTAGACCAAGTAATGCATATGATAATATTAATTATGTAGCGCTCAAAAAAGATGATGGGTCCAGAGCTAGTTTTGTGTCTAGGTATGGAGAATCCGGCCATTTAATGATGGTAGATTTTACCGGATTTCATCCGTATATTGTGGCTAATTTGATTGATTATAAAGTTCCTGATAAGGAAACGATATATGAACATTTAGCCAAATATTATTTTGATGTTGACACAGTAACATCTGAAGATATAGCTAAATCAAAGAAATTGACGATGGTTAATCTATATGGACAAATTTCACAACAGTACTGTAACATTCCGTATTTCGCAAAGGTAAACGAATTAAAGGATAAGTACTGGCAAAAATTTGAAAAGAATGGATATATAACAACTCCAGTATACAAACGTAAAATTACAAATAAGCACATTGTTGATCCCAACAGAAATAAATTGTTTTCTTATATAATTCAAGCTGCTGAGACTGAATATGGAATTGATAGTCTGAGTAAGTGTATTAAGTTTGTTAGTGATAAGAGAATTGTACCCATACTATACGTGTATGACTCAATTGTATTTGATGTACACAATGACACAAATAAACAAGAATTAATTGATTTGGTTGATATTATCAAAAACAAACGATTTAAAGTAAAAACCTATATTGGAAATAATTACAATGATTTGAAATTAGTCCAAATGTAAATATATTTATATGTATATTTATATTAGATGAACTTTAAATCATTAGTAAACGAAATTGGTTGTGATAGTCGTATCAAAAACGGAACATTGGATCTTAAAAATGAAGATCACGTTTTTGTATTGCAGGAGTACTTGGAGAAGGCTGGTTACGATATTAATGAAATTGTAGATAAAACAGCTAGATTATTTGAAGCTGGTAGATTTCCTGAAAGACAAGCATACAACAAAGACGGTATACTTGTAACGTTTCCAAATAAACAATATAGAGATAGAGCTGTAAACAAAGGAACTCACTTTGCTGAAAATCCTAAAAAGGCACAAACTAATATTTTCACTGCAGACGCTGAAAACGGAGTCGGTCAACAATCACCTTCCGGCGAAGATAAAAAACAACCAGTTACACTGGATCAAACATTGGAAAAAGATATTGTTGGTGATAAAAATACAGACGAAAGAACACCAAGAGAAAAGAAACAAGATGCTTATGGAGTAGAGGCTATATTGATGGGTCAAACTCCATTGGTAAACTATAGTGTTGATGAAGCTATAAAGTATGGGTTTTATAAAAAAGGAATGATTTGGTTTAATACCGAAGGTCAGTTAATCGGAGAACAAGTATTTGATGAATATACTAAATCTCCAATTATACAATCAATCATAAAAGAAAATGCAGAGGATATAGAGGATGCTATTGTAAATGCTTTATACAATAGAGGATATCCATATGACAAAGATATTGAAAATGTAGCTAAAAAAGTTGCTAATTCTATAAAACCAATTGTTGGTCAATTAAAAAATGCACAACGTGTTGGTAGAGAAACTGCAAACTTAAGTGAGTTCTGGAGATCTTATAACGCAACCGATAACACTCCTAAAACTGACGTTATTATCAATGATTTTAAATCGTCTGTTAAATATGGTCCATCTCAACTAATGTCTGGTGGTAAAAATGAATCTTTGGCTACGTTTATGGCCGCTGTTGATTCAACTCCATCAGTAGACGCAGAAATTATTAAAAATGCAACCGGAATGTTAAACAACTTTGTTTCAGTCACTAGAACGGTAGAAGGTGGTGTTGAAGATTTGTTAAGAAAAAAACCATCTGATATTAAATCTGAATTAGAAAAGAAGGTGAAAATAATTGCGGATGCAGGCGATAAAGCTCATAAAGATTTAATGTTATATTTAGATACAGTGTTTAGTCAAAACCAAGCATTTAAACATTCTTTTGTAAGAGAGGCTATGACTGGAGAACACAAATTTTCAAATGGATCATTTGCGATTGCAAATTATATTTTATCGGTATCTAAGAATGGTGAATCAATTTATTTCAACCAAATCAATGACACGGTTGTCAATAGCGTAGCTAATTCAACAAAAGTTTCGGTAAGATTCAAATCAACTTCTGTTAAAAAGAAGGGTGAAAAAACAGGAGAGTATAACTTCTGGAGTGTAGTAGGTTTAATAGTTAAAGACTACAAGGAAAAGTATACAAAAATAAATGAATTATTAAATTCTGGTGATGTATTGACTGAAGGAATTGTTGATCAAGTTAAATTGTTTTTGCAAAATGTCTGGAAGTTTATCACAGATATTTATGAAAAGATTATTACATATATAAAACAAGGGTTTGAATATGTAATTGATTTCTTTGGTGTTGATTTACAAAATGAAGATATATTTGTTAATGGAATTGCTGGTGGTAATAGCATAAATATAGATTTTTCTAAGATACTGAATGACAACACACCCGTATCTGAATAGACAAATATGAACGAACAAAAACAACTACTCTGTACATTTTCTAATAGTAGTCAATATACAGACGTATTAAAAGAAATACCAAAGCAATATACTCTTATAGATAATAAGATCTTTATATTTGCTAACGAAAATAATCTTCGGGAATTATATCTAACATTCAACGTTGAAAAACGTGAACAAATTAATAGATACAAAGGCACCATTAGTATACATCGTAAGAAGCAAACAAATACACTATATACGCTCAACGCAATGAATAAGTTGATTGCTGATGAAAACAATGGTGTATTTGATAAGAGCTTTCAATTAAATTGGGATTTATATAAAAACAGTATTATTTTAACCAATGAAATTGGGGTAAAAATAGTTTCATTAAAATTGTTTTCTATCTCTGAAATTTAATATGTATTTTTGACTTGATTTTGGTCTGCACCTAGTGTAGACTTAGTTTCGAGTTGGTTATACAATCTGGTTTGAGTGAACCAGACGAATTAATTAACTAATTAAACATTAAATATTAAATAATTATGGCATTAGATCTAAGTCGGCTAAAGAGCCGTTTGAGCTCTCTCTCAAACACAAATCAGAAATCAAACTTGATTTGGAAACCAAAGCCTGGGAAACAGGTAGTTCGTATTGTTCCGTACAAGTATGTACCTGATAATCCATTCATTGAACTGAAGTTTCATTACAACATCAACAACAAGACATATCTATCTCCTGATAGTTTCGGTCGTCCAGATCCAATCGTTGAATTTGCTAATCGTCTGAAAAAGACTGGTTCAAAAGAAGATTGGCAGATGGGTCGTAAGATGGAACCCAAGATGCGTACTTTCGTACCAGCTATTATTCGCGGCGAAGAAGGAGAAGGCGTAAAGTTCTGGGGTTTTGGTAAACAAGTTTATCAAGAACTTCTATCAATCATCAGTGATCCTGATTTTGGTGATATTACCGATCTAACCAATGGTCGTGATATCGTTGTAGAATTCAAGACAGCTGAAGGTGGAGCTAGTTTCCCAGAAACAAGCATTCGTGTTAAGCCAAATGTAAGTCTCGCGGTAGATCCTAAAAACGCACAGTTGATGGAAGCGTTGAAGTCCCAAGTTAATATTTTGGATCTATTTGAAGAACTATCCTATAACGATCTAAAAGATGTTATGGATAAATGGTTAAATCCAGAAGCTGCTGCTTCTGAGATCGTAACAGAACCAACCGCAAGTGGAGATGACGATGAAGCTCCATTCCCCACAAGCCCCGTGGTCACATCCCAAGCAAAAGCCGTTCAATCACCAAGTACAGCTAAAGCTAAGGGTAAAGATAGTGTAGATCAAGCATTTGATGACTTGTTTAACTCTTAAAAATTAAAAAATAAGCCGGTGGAGTTTTTATAGTCCACCGGCTTTCTATTTATATACGTTATGGCAAAAAAAAGTGTTAGTAAAGATACGGGTCAACGTGACGAACTAATCGAAATGTTGGCAAATGAATTAAATAAAGCAAATAAAGAGGGTGGAAAGATTGCTCATTTTCTAGATGAACAAGACAATCCATCTGAAATCACGGATTGGATTAGCACTGGTTCTTCTATTTTGGATTTGGCAATTAGTAATCGGCCCCACGGCGGATTGCCAGTTGGAAAAATGGTAGAATTTAACGGACTTGAAGGTACTGGTAAAAGTTTGTTATCCGCTCACGTTGTTGCAGATACCCAAAAGAAAGGTGGTATTGCTGTAGTAATTGATACAGAAAACTCAGCTGCTCCTGAATTCTGGAAAAGTTTAGGTGTAGACTTGTCTAGGTTATTGTATGTTCAATGTGAAACCGTTGAAGATATTTTTGCCCAGATGGAAAGAATGATCGCTATTGTTCGTAAAAGTGACAAGGATCGAATTCTAACAATTATTGTTGATTCCGTAGCAGCGGCATCTACAAAGGTAGAACTTGAAAGCGATCACGGTAAAGATGGTTACGCTACTGGTAAGTCAATTATTATCAGCAAAGCAATGCGTAAGATTACTACTATGATTGGTCGGCAGAAAGTACTTACAGTGTTTACTAATCAGCTACGCCAGAATCTAAAGGCTATGGCGTTTGGAGATCAGTATGTGGTATCAGGTGGTAAAGCACTTGCTTATCATTGCAGTGTCCGAGTTCGTTTGAACAACGCAGGTAAACTCAAGAAGGGTGATGAGGTTGTTGGTAACGTATGTAAAGCGGTTGTTGTGAAGAATCGTATGGGACCACCACAACGTCAAGCAAATTTTGATATCTATTTTGATAGTGGAATTGCTGACTATGGCAGTTGGATTAAAGTTCTAAAAGATCAAAATCTAATTAAACAGGGTGGTGCTTATTACACATACAAGAAGGATGATGGATCTGAATGGAAGTTTCAATCCAAAGATTTTGTGACTGTAATGAAAACAGACAAAGTGTTGGGAGAAGAAATTTACATGAAGATTTGTGATGCTGTAATTATGAAGTACAAAGACTTTAATAGTCAGATCATTGACGATGCTGTTGTGGAGGCGGACGAAGAAACTACTACGTCGGAAGAATAATAATATGAGTGGATTCAGTTCATCTGAAAAGAAAAAACTGTTTTCATTGTTTGAAAATATCAATGAGGGTGTTGGAAATGAAGGTCTTAAAAAGTCTATCAATTCCGACATCCTCCTTGTTGACGGCCTTAATACTTACATTAGAAGTTTTATGGCCATTCCTTCACTCAACGAAGACGGATTACATACCGGTGGTATTGCTGGTTTTTTGAAGAGTATAGGATATGCAATTAAATTACTTTCTCCTACCCGAGTTATTATCGTATTTGACGGTAAAGGTGGTAGTCAGAAACGCAGAAAAATTTATCCGGATTACAAAAATGGCAGAAAGACAGACATTCGTCTTAACCGTAATTATGAAGAATTATCTTCCTCACAAATCGAATCTGTAAATTTTAGAAAAGAGTTGGTTCGTACTGTAAATTATTTAGATACCTTGCCTGTAACAATTATGGCAATTGATCAAATAGAAGCGGATGATACAATTGCTTATTTAGCTAAAGATACATTCAAAGACAGTAATGTAACCATTATGTCTACAGACAAAGATTTCTTACAACTAGCAAGTGATAAGATTAAAATCTGGAGTCCAACAAAAAAGAAAATTTTTGGTTGTAAAGAAATATTGGATGAATATGGTATTACCTGTAATAACTTTATTCTTTATAGAACTATGGAAGGTGATGTAAGTGATAATATTACTGGATTAGATGGAGTTGGTTTGAAAAGAGTTGTTAAAGCATTTCCATTTCTTGCTAACGAAGATCAGTCTTGTTTACAACAAATTTATAATTACTCTGAAAATAATCGTGGTAAATATAAAATTTATGATACTGTATTAGACAATAAGTTATTGCTTGGTCGTAACTATGAATTGATGCAGTTACATAATACGCAGATTCAATCATTTACACAATTGCGTGTAGAAGAAATTATCAATACCCCCGTCAAGAAAATTGATAAAATTAGCTTTTCTAAGTTAATTACAGAAGACAAAATGTGGAATAATATCCCCAATTATCACATTTGGTTACAAGAATGTTTTGGCAAATTAAATAGTTTCGTGGAATAAAAAATGTCGGTTAATAAAAGTTGAAAATCACTGAATTCAGTGATATAGTAGAGTTATCTTATGGAAAACAAAAAAGCAATTGATTCATTAACAAAATACGGCCGTGACTTCCAAATCAAGTGTATTTCGTGTTTAATATCTGATCGTTCGTTTATTGAACGTATTAATGATATTATCGAAGTAGACTTCTTTGAAAGTGATGCAAACAAATGGGTTGTAAAAGAAAGTATTAAATATTTTAACGAATATAAAGATCTGCCAACTTTAACTGTATTCAAGATTAAAGTGGATGAAGTAGGTGACGAACTTCTCAAGCGAAGTATCGTAGACAATCTAAAGTTGGTTTATCAAAAGGTAAGTGATAGTGATCTAAAGTTTGTAAAAGAACAGTTCTTGGAGTTTTGTAAAAATCAGAAACTAAAGAATGCTATTATTGAAAGTGCAGATTTATTGTCGCTTGGTCAATATGATAAGATTAAAAGTGTAGTTGATCATGCAATGAAAGCTGGTATGGAACGTAATATTGGTCATGATTATACTGAAGATGTAGAAAAACGAATGAGTGTAATGAGTCGTAATTGTGTTAAAACCAATTGGACTGAAATTGATACCATTATGGATGGTGGATTAGCCGCTGGTGAATTGGGTATTATTACCGCTTGTGCTGGTAGTGGTAAGAGTTGGGTATTATCTAAACTGGGCGTTGAAGCGATGAAACAAGGTAAAAATGTAGTTCATTTTACTCTTGAGTTGAATGAAAACTATGTGGGTCTTCGTTACGATGCTTGTTTTACAGGAATTGATTTCCAGAACATTCGTAACAACGTAGATATCGTAAAGAAGAAGATTGCTGATGTACCTGGCAAGTTGAAGATCAAATACTTCCCAATTAAAACTGTAAGTGCATATAGTCTTAAGTCGCATTGTGAAAGATTGGCAGTACTTGGTACCAAAGTTGATATGATTATTGTTGACTACGCTGATATTCTACGTCCATCACAGAGTGAACGTAATAGTAACAGTTATAGTGAAGCTGGTGGTATCTATGAAGAACTTCGTGGTGTAGCCGGTGAGTTACAAGTTCCTATTTGGAGCGCTTCACAGAGTAATCGTGCTGCTATGGATGAAGACATTATTCAGGCTAACAACATCGCTGATAGTTATCGTAAGATTATGACTGCTGACTTTGTTCTTAGTCTAAGTCGTAAAGTTAACGATAAACAAGCAAATACTGCACGATTCCACGTTATTAAGAATCGTTTTGGTCCTGATGGTTTGACATTCCCAAGTAAGATGAACGCTAGTTGTGGTCATATTGAGATTTATGGAGAGAACAGTCGTGAAGGAATGGGTATCATGAATGAAATGATGGATGGTGAAAATCAAGTTAAGAAGGCTCTAAAATCCAAATGGAACGTCCATAACAATGATGAAGAATAATTCATAGTATGAACTAGACGAAAAACATATAAAAAAATATTAAAAAAGTTACAGACTAAACGCAAAATGAACTATCTAAACAATAGTTATTTTTTACCCGTATGAATAAAGAAATTTTTATAAAGAAACGAAATGGTATCACTGAGAAGTTTAATGCAGATAAAATCAATAAAATTTTACAATGGGCTACTGAAGATATAAAAGGTGTTGGATTTGAAGAAGTAGCGATGAACGCTCATTTGTCGTTCTTCGATGGTATGACATCAAAAGATATCCACGTGATGTTGATTGAAGCCGCGTCTAATCTAATCACGGAAGATAAACCTAATTATCAATTTGTAGCATCACGTTTATTAAATTATCAATTACGAAAAAATGTTTGGGGTGGTAAAAATCCCCCAAAGTTACACGATCTAGTTAAAACTAATATTGACGCTTTGGTTTATGACTCGGATATTTTAAATTGGTATTCCAAACAAGAATTTGACAAGCTAGATGAGTTTCTACGACATGATCGTGATTTTAATTTCACGTATGCTGGTATCAAACAGTTGTGTGATAAGTACTTGGTTCAAAATAGGGCTACTAAGGTAATTTATGAAAGTCCTCAGTTTGCTTATATGCTTATTGCAATGACTTTCTTTAAAGATTATAAAGAAAACCGACTTGAGTATGTAAAGAAAGCTTATAATTACTTTAGTAAACATAAGATCAATTTACCCACACCAATTATGGCAGGCGTTAGAACTCCAATGAAGAGTTATGCCAGTTGTTCACTGTTCACAGTCGATGATGATCTACGTAGTATTTTCAGCAACAATAGTGCGGTTGGGTTTGCTACAGCTAGTCGTTATGGCATTGGATTGAATTTATCAAGACTACGTGCTACAAACGCTCCAATTCGTAATGGTGAAGTAATGCATACAGGTCCAATTCCATTTGCTAAATCATTTGAAGCTACAGTAAAGAGTTGTCACCAGAATGGCATTCGTGGTGGGAGCGCAACTGTAAATTTCGCTTGGTTCCATTATGATATTCTAGATATTCTTGTATTGAAGAATAATCAAGGTACAGATGATAATCGAGTTCGTAAGTTAGATTATTGCGTGGGTCTCGATAAACTAATTTTTGAACGTTTCTTGAAGAATCAAGACGTTACACTATTTAGTTATCACGAATGCCCTTCACTGTGGAATACATTTGGATTAGAAGGATTCAAAGAAAAATATGAAAAGGCTGAAGCTAACAAGAATCTCAAGTTCAAGAAGAAAGTACCTGCACGTGAATTGATGGGTCTACTTGCTAAAGAACGTCTTGAAACAGGTCGTATCTATACAATGTTCGTGGATCACGCAAATGAACACGGTAGTTGGTTGGATCAAGTAGATACAAGCAATCTTTGTCTTGAAGTGCATCATCCATTAATTCCTATTTATGACGTTAATGATCAAAAAGGAGAAATTGGAGTCTGTGTATTGGCAGCATTGAATTGGTTAGAAATTAAAGATGATGCTGAAATGGAAAATGTATGTG